AGATGATGTAAACAATATATTAGGCGACCTATCACCTTATGCTAACTATAAAGAAACTATAAGAAAAATGGTAGAAGAAGATAATTACATTTTAGAAGAACTATATAAATATAGCCATACCAATGGTCACAATGAAAATGATAGCGATTACAATTCAGAAAGCGAAGATGCAAAATATTTATTATCCTAATAATTTATTATCCTAAATCATATAATGTATTTTTTATAGTTAAAAACCAAATTTTTATTTATTTTTTAACTATAATTAACTATAATTAAAATGTTAAGAGAGATAGATGATAATATAACAGATTTTACAGATGATATAACATCATTCGAAGATAATATATCACAATTAAGATTATTAATATTATTCATAGATAATGAAAAATTAATAAATAGTACAGAAACAAAAATAAATATAACAAATAAAAAATTATCAAGCACCGAATTAATAAATCATATACAAAGTATTACCGAGCTAAAAGACTACAAATTACAATATTTATTAAACTTTTCTATAGAACAATCTCCAGAAGAATTATATAATTTATATAATAATAATAATACAAATAATAATGAGCTCTATAACTTAAATGCAATTACAAATATAAGAACTTTTCAATTTGAAGAACACAAATACAGCGAAAAAGTATATTTTACAACTATGAATACACTAATTATAATAGCAAATAAGAATAATAAATACTATATAAAGAGAAAAATTAATTTAGAAAAAAAAAACACTTCAAAAAAAAATATAAAATCATAAATACATATATAATAATGTATAACAATATTGAAAATATGGTATACCAAATGTTTCAAAATTATTACGATATAAGTATAAATGACACATCAGGAAATATGTCAACACAACAACGAAATATATCATCAAGAAATATATCTATTTTAATGGAAACAATATTTGATGTATCATATCAAGACCATTTAAATGATATATCATTTACAGCATACCGTTTTCTTAACACTAACTACGCAAATACTAACTACGCAAATACTAACTACGCAAATACTAACTACGTAAATAGTAACTACGCAAATACTAACTATGCAAATACTAACTACGCAAATACTAACTATGCAAATAGAAATTATTATACCGGAAATTATTATACCGGAAACTATTCACTTATAGAATTGATGAGAACAGTATCACAAAATAACGCAACTGAAGAAAACTCATTTTTAGAAAATTTCATTAATAGTACTTTTTATAATAGTGAAGACAAATTCAAAAAAGTAATATCCAATTATGAATTAGAAAAGTTAAAACCACAAATTTTTATTAAAGAAAACGAAACCGAAGCAAACAGTCAATGCCCCATATTTTGTTATAACTTTGAGGAAAATGAAGAAATAATTAAATTACCTTGCAATCATAATTTTAATTGTAAAGGCATAATAAAATGGCTTAGTGAAGAATCTAATACTTGTCCAGTATGCAGATATGAATTTGATTATAAAGAAATAAATAATGATAATAAGAGACAAACTACACAAAGTACACAAAGTACACAAAGTACACAAGCTACACAAGAATATAACAACGAAGAAAACGAAGAAAACGAAGAAAACGAAGAAAACGAAGAAAACGAAGAAAACGAAGAAAACGAAGAAAACGAAGAATACTTTACTGAATATAATAACACTTACAATATAAATAACATAATAAGTGAAGATGAACTACTTTTACAAGAAATATTATTATATGCATATTCCAATAATAATAATTAGAACTATAACTTTATAGGACTAGCTTTAATAGTTTGAAATATTAAATCGGTACATAGCAAATTAAAATTTAAAAAAGCGAAACTTTTATAAAACACAATTTTTATACTTATATTTTCTGATTTCAAGAATTTTACAAGCGCTGTAATAAAATCAATCTTAATACTATTTTTCACTGTTTTCAAATTATAGCTTTTAATAAATTTTATAATAAATCTATATAAATGTAGTACTTCTAAAATATTCAAACGCATATTAGGATGAGGATAAAGAGATTTTTTATATAATTGTATAAAAAATTCTAAAATAACTTGTTCTTCGCTATTCAAAGATTGAGTTTTCTTATACTCTTTTAAGTAAGATAAATATAATAAATTAATTGTAAGACTGTATAAGTCATTATACATATATACAAAATTTAATAAATATTTAACAATAGTATTATATTTCGGATATTCATTTTTATCCAAAAACTGATAATAAAATTCTGTTAAAGCTTTTTTGTAGTCAACAAATTCATTAGTATCGAAATAATTGCTAATTTCCTCATTATTATGTAAAGTATCATAGCTATCAGCAATAAAGAAATTTATTGCTTCCTCTACTAAATTATTATTGTCATTATTATCAAAAACATTACTTGTAAAATTTTCAGTTCTATTAAAAATTATAAAACTAATAAATCTTTTTTCAATATTAAAATGATAACTATCTTCTCTATAATCAAAAGTAAATTTTTTAAGATACTGAAAATCAATATAATCTTTATTTAATTTATAACAATTACTAATATTGAAAGACAAGCCAAAATCAATAATAATAGGATTAAAATTTTTCAAATTTATTAGAATATTATTAATATGTAAATCATTGTGAACAATACCTATATGATTTAATAAACTTATAGCATATAATGTATTATATATACTATTTAAAACATTAAAAACAAATTGATTTTTATATTTAACATAAAAATCTTTAATTGTATAACCTTCTATATAAGAAGAATACATCAAAATATATTGATTATTAATAGTAGGATTAGTAATAGGATTAGTAATAGGATTAGTAGTAGGATTAGTAATAGGATTAGTATTATAAATAAGTGTAGATTCATCTCCATAATTTACATTAGCACGACTATTATACTCATCAAAAAGTGTGTCACATTTTTTAATATCCAAATTTGATTTTTCTATTGTATTAAATGTAACAATACAAAATTTTGTGACCGGACTAAAATATTTTTTATAGTTTGTAATATGTGTTTTTATATAAGTTCCATTAGTCTTCTCATTATCACTATAAAAGTTTATTTCTTGTATTTTAGTAATTGTTTTGTTTTTATTTTTTTTACCTTTACATGTAATACCCGGATAATAAACACAACCATAACTTCCTTCTCCTAAAAATTCAGATTTCGAACTATCATCAGTCTCTAATGAATCTAATGGATGAATTACAGACATAATTATTATTATATATTATTATAAATCTAATAATATATTGTTATAAATTCTTATATATTGTTATAAATTCTTATATATTATAATAAATTCTTATATATTGTTATAAATTCTTATATATTATAATAAATTCTTATATATTATAATAAATTCTTATAAGAATATTATATGTTACAATTAAGTACACAAAGAACATATTTATATTTACTATACAGCGAAATTATATATGACCCAATATATAAAGAATACTATAATATATTAACATTAAGTAAAACCCCAGAAGGAGAATTAAAAAAGTATACAAAGCTGATAACAGTAACTAAACCATCATCGAGAGATTTAATAACAACACAGTGCTCAATTGTTATAAATAATACTTTATTAAATACCCATAATTTAAATAATAAATACTATAGCAATTTGTTAACACCAGATGAACTAAATGAATTCACAGAATTTTTAATAAATAACGATTATGTAATAACAGATTATAGCTATAGCAATAATGATTTAAAAAAAGTAATATACTCATTCAAAATTACAATATAAACAAAAATTGAATTTTTTATATAATTTTATATAATGTTATATAATTTTATATAATGGAAAATACAAATAGTGAAGAATTAATTCAAATTATTAAATCAAAAAATAGTAGTCTGAAAAATTATATAGAAACATTAAATCCTTTAGAGTATAAAGCTCTAGCTATTTCTATTAGAGAACTTGAAACATCATTTTCATTAGAAAAATCAATCGGTTACATTAAATACACAAATACACTTAATCAATCCCGTAAATCATAAAAATAAATAAACTAATAAAACCCAAAATCAAGGCAATAATTTTTTCAAAATTTATTTTTTCTTGAAATATAAAATATCCCATCAAAAATAAAAGAATAAAATATATTAAATGCCATATAATATTTAATATTAATATATTACCATAATGCAATAATTTATATATAACAAAACCCAACAATGAATACATTAATAGTCCAAAAATTAAATAATTATTCGAGAGCTCCTTTTTCTGTATTTTTTTAAATAAGTATTGAGAACTAATAGAAAATAATGTTATCAAAAATAAATACAAATAAAAATAATTGTCTATTTTTAAATAATTAGATTTCATACTTATAAGATATATATCTTATATATTAAAATTTTTGAAATTTTTTAAATTCTTTAAACCTCATATTATTTTTTTTAGAAGCATTATATTGCGGAGTCTCAGTCTCCTCTTTATCAATCGAAAATATAATAGAATAATTATTGTCACTATTTTCTAACAAATTACTATAATGTATTTTATAATAATTAGTTTCACAATAGCTATAAAATTCTTCTATTGTACCTTTATATTTATATGTATTTGATACATAATCTGTATTCTTCTCATTTGGTTTAACTTTATTATTTGATTTATTGTAAAAAATAGCGCTTTCTTTAGCAGTGTCAACATCAACATCAACATCTTTAGCAATGTCAACATCTTTAGCAACGTCAACATCTTTAGCAACGTCAACATCTTTAGCAACGTCAACATCTTTAGCAACATCTTTATATGTGTCATCATTTATAATATCATTATCATTATCATTATCATTATCATTATCATTAACAAGTCCATAATCACGGTTTTCAGATTTATCAATATATATATTTTTACAGTTATTTTTAACAACATAAATTCGTGAAACAACATCCAAATAGTTAAACTCAATAATATTAGATTTTTTACAATAATAATCAAAACTAGAATATAAATGATTATAATTCATAATTATTTCTCCCTTTGGAGTATTATGTTTCAAAAATTTATATTTTAATGAATTCAAAAAATCTACACTTAACACAGAACTTTTCATATTATTAAACTCATCTAAGTATTCAAATAAATAAGGATCATATTCATACATATTTTTATGTATGTTATAATTATCAACAAAATCTTTTATCATACTTGAATATACATAATTCGAAACAAACACAAGAGCACACAACAACGAAGAAGAGACAATAAAAAATAGCGATAAAATATCAATAATAATATCAATATTTATAAGATTTAAAACATATAAAACATTTATTATAAAATTATCTAATACAGTTTCTTTATAGCTATATCTAACTATAGAAAAATTATTTTCATAATTATTTTCATAAGTATACATAGGATAAGAATCACAAACAAAAACAGAGATATTTGCCTTATAATTTAAAGAACTTGAGAGATTTGAACAGTTAGTATTACAAATACCAAAACCAATACCAATACCAAATAACAGAGTAATATATTTAAAATTTTGCATTAATAATAGTTATTATTAGTATTAATAACTATTATTTAAATATTATTAAAATATTATTAGTTCAATAAGATTTATATTATATAAATATGTTACATACTATATAAATATGTGTTATACTATTTCAATTATTACCGATCTTAAAAATACAAATAATATTTCATTCAATAATGAATTATTAAAAAATATAGCATCAAACATCCCAAATTCATTGCTATATAATGATTATGAATTAAGCGGTGTAAATAATTATGTAAAGAATAATTCTTGTAGCACAATAATTGAAATAGCTAGCGAAGATATTAGCGCTATAAAAAATATAGTTACTATAATCGAATTAATAATACACATAAAAGAACTAGCTATCGAATATATTTATAATGATAATAATATCATATATTGCTCCAAGAAATATGTAAATAATTTAGATGTAAATTTACACAACAAAAAAGACATACTAAAAAAAATAGAAGAAAATAAAAAGAACGACGAATATCATACTATTTATAAAGCTCTAAAAGTATATAAGTTATTAAATTAGAATTATAAACGTTTGCCGTTTTTATGAGTAACTCTCTTTCTTCTTTTTTTACGCGATTGCTTAGCACGACGAGGACGAGGGCGAGTACGAGGACTAGGTTGAGGACCGAGACCAGGACTAGGACCAAGTTGAGGACTAGAACCAAGACCAGAATCAGGACCAATATTAGTAAAATCAAATAATTTTGAAGAAATACCATTATGATTGCTTGTAATTGCTAATTTTTTTGTATTTTGTTTCATTTTTTTAGGACTAGACATAATAGATTGTGGAGGGTTATCTAATATTTTTATAGCTATATTAGGAATTTTATTTACTTCACTACGCTCATTCCTCAGTAAATCAAAAATAGATTGATTTTTAGAACTCATTTTGTTCATATAATTTTGTAAACTATCATGCATTCTCTCAATATGGCCATTATTATTAAACATACCTAACACTTGTTTACTTTTCTTCCTATCGCTATTTATATCAAGAGCATATTGATTATTTATAAGTTGTTTTCCATTAATCTTAGAAATATATGACCCACTATTTTTAATTTTAACAGTCATTACTTATTACTTAATATTAAACAATAAAAAAATAACAAAATATAAAAAAATTGACATTAAGTAAAAAACCTAAAGATTTAACCTCTAATAATAATAATAGTATGTTTGGTGGAAGCAATATTACAGAATTTATACAACTTCTAAATGAACTTTCTATAATTATGAAAAATAAAGGCGAAGTTTTTAGATCATTAGCATATGTAAAAGCAGTAAATGAACTTAAAAAATATATGTCGTCTCCAAATGCACTAACTATTAACTCCGCAAATGAATTAAAATCACTAAATTTACCAAACATAGGCAAAACAATTTTGGAAAAATACGAAGAATTCCTAAAAAGCGGAACATTAGAAGCAATAGAAAAAGAAAAGAATAATCCAGTAAATATTTTTACAAATATTTACGGAATAGGTCATGTAAAAGCAAATGAATTAGTAAATTCGAAAAATATTGTAACATTAGACCAACTTAGAGAACGACAAAATGAATTACAAGAAAATAAGTTACCATTATTGAATAGCAAACAACAAATAGGTCTCAAATATTATGATGATTTATTAAAAAGAATTCCAAGAAATGAAATAGATGAATTCAAATTAGTGTTTGAAACTAACTTTCATGAAACAATTTTAGAAAATAACGAATTAGAGGAAAATCATAGATTTGAAATAGTTGGTAGTTATAGACGTAAAGCAGAGAGTTCGGGAGATATTGATTTAATATGCACCTCTTACAATAATAATAAAAAAGTTTTTGTAAAATTCATAGAAAAATTACGTTCCAAAAATATTTTACTTGAAATATTATCAAGCGGAGAGACAAAAAGCTTAACAATAGGAAAATTAGTAGCAAAAGCTATTCCGCGACGAATAGATTTCCTATATGCGCCACAAGAAGATTACCCTTTTACATTACTATATTTTACAGGGTCAAAAGAATTTAACACAGCAATGAGGCAACATTCTTTAAATGTAAATTTAACATTGAGTGAACACGGATTTTATAAATTAATACACGCAACAAAAGTAAAGCAAGAAAAAATTCAAAATTTATTATTCAAAACAGAAAAACACATATTCGATTTCTTATGTATGGAATATAAAGAACCACAACACAGACATGATGAGCATTCAGTTATTTTAACTTTACCACTCGAAGAAATAAAAAAACATATAGAAGAAAAAATTGAAACAGCAACAACACCTGCAATAGCAACAGCAACGCTAACAACACCAGCAACGCTGCCAGCAATAGCAACAACACCAGCAACAACAACAAAACCAGCAATAGCAACAACAATAGCAACAATGCCAGTAATAGCAACGCTACCAACAACAACACCAAAAAAAGATACATTAAAAGTAAGACTATCTAGCTCAAAAGCCCACACACTTAAAAAGTTTACAAAAAAAATCAAAGAAGAAATCTTAGAAAATCTAAATAAATTTAAATCACAAGGAATAACAGCATTAGCAATTTTATCTTTAGACGAATTAACAGCAATGTTACAAGAAGCAATCGATAACTACTATATTTCAGAACTTAAAGAAAACACACTATTAACAGACAACGAATATGACATATTACGTGAATATATATTGAAAAAGGACCCAACAAATGCTCTAGCTAATGACCAACAAACACAAATAAAAAATGACAGCACAAAAGTAAAACTCCCATATGAAATGTGGTCAATGGATAAAATAAAACCCGATACAAACGCACTAACCAAATTCAAACAAACATACAAAGGACCCTATGTAATATCGGCTAAGGTCGACGGAGTAAGCGCATTATATAGCACAGAAACAGGTACACCTAATTTATACAAAAAAGGCGACGGTAAGTTCGGATTTTTGATTAATCACATACTTCCATATTTAAATTTGCCAACCCAAAAGAATATAACACTGCGAGGCGAATTAATGATTAAAGAAGAAACTTTCAAATTTAAGTATAAAGGCCAGTTTAGCAATTCGCGAAATTTTATAGCAGGGCTAGTTAATCGCAAAAAAATAACACAAGTGGAAAAAGACATATTAAAAGATATTGACTTTGTAGCTTATGAAGTAATAATGCCCCAAAATCTAAAACCATCAGAACAATTTAATAAATTAGTAGAATTAAAAGTAGCAACTGTTAAAAACATTCAAGCTATTGACTATGCTGAATTAACAAATGACTATTTATCCAATAAATTAATCGAATTTAGAACTACTTATGAATACTCCATAGACGGCATAATTTGTATTGACGATAATTTACACGAGCGTAAAAGCAAAAATCCTGAGCACGCATTTGCTTTTAAAATGGTATTAACAGACCAAATAATAGAAGCCAAAGTATTAGATGTATTATGGGCAGTATCTAAAGATGGTTTATTAAAACCACGCGTTCAATTTGAACCCGTAACAATAGGTGGCGTAACAATAACATACGCAACCGGCATAAATGCACGATTTATAGTAGACAACAATATTGGATTAGGAGCACTAGTAAGTCTAACTAGAAGCGGAGATGTAATACCCAAAATTACATCAGTAATAGTCCCAGCACAAAATCCAATAATGCCCAGCACAACAGAATACGATTATGTATGGAATTCTACAAATGTAGATATTATACTAAAAAATATCAAAACCGATTCACGAGTTAATGTAAAATCAATAACAAAATTCTTTAAAGATTTGGAAATTGAAGGATTAGGTGAAAAAAATATTGAAAAAATCATAAATAGCGGCGCAGATACAATTCACAAAATAATAAATTTAACATTAGAAGAGCTAATGAATGTTGAAGGATTCCAAAAAAAGATGGCAACAAAAATCAAAACATCTATGCAAAAACAACTCGCAGAAGCAAGTGTAGCAAAAATAGCAGCAGCATCTAATATATTTGGACGCGGAGTTGCCGAGCGAACAATAAATCAAATCTTAAAAACAGAGCCCACTATTTTAACGTCAGAAGCAACTATGGAAGAAAAAATAAGCAAGCTTAGTGCTATTGAAGGTATTGGAGAAAAAACAGCAGAACAATTTGTAAAAGCAATACCCGAATTTGTTGAATTTATAACATTAATTAAACCAGACTATCAAATACAAGAAACACAAACTAAAAAAGATGAAGCAACAGAACCAGCAACAGAACAAGCAACACAAGCAACACAAGCAAAAGTAACACAAGACCACATTTTAAAAAATAAAATAATAGTATTTTCAGACTTTGATAAAACATCAAAATATACAAAAAAAGAATTGGAAAAATTACTTGCTAAATTTGGACCAATCATTGAAACAAGTGTTAAAAAAACCACAAATATTTTAATAATAGGCGACAGCTTAAGCACTTCAACAAAAGTTGAAAACGCCAAAAAAATCGGAACAATAGAAATAATAACATTAGACGATTTCTTAGAAAAATATGTAGATGTTACTGAAACCGTTACTAAAGCCGATGCTGAAACCGTTACTAAAGCCGTTGCTGAAACCGTTACTAAAGCTGTTACTAAAGATGTTACTAAAGCCGTTGCTAAAACTACTACTAAAAAGATTAATATATATATTCTCGGATTAGAAGACGAAAAATATTATGTTGGAACAACAACTAATAGTTATTTTACATTAAAATCTTATTTAAATAATAATAACGCAGCTTGGACACAAAAATATAAACCATTAAGAGTAACAAGATTTATAGAAGATTGTTATGATTATGAAGAAGACATAGTTACATTAAACTTAATGAAAATATATGGTATTGCTAATGTTCGAGGCGGTTCATATGCTAACGTAAATTTAGATAAATCAACATTAGACATTATAAAACAAAAAATAGAATAAACAACACAAAACAACATAAAATTGACTTATTTATAATTTTTTTATATTATTATTATTATTTAAAAACAATAATAATATAACAGCATAATGGTTTATATATATGTTCTCAAATTAGAACAAGGAAAATATTATATTGGAAAAACAAACAATCCACAATTTAGATTAGAAAATCATTGTAATGGTAATGGTTCTGCGTGGACACAAAAATATAAACCGCTAAAAGTGATAAAACTTATACCTGATTGTAGTGATTATGACGAAGACAAATATACAAGACAATATATGGATAAATATGGAATTGCTAATGTTCGTGGAGGGGCATTTACTAAAGTAAATTTAGATAAATCAACAACAGATGTTTTACAACATATGAGTAATAGCACAAATAATAAATGTTTTACTTGTGGAGAGTCGGGACATTTTGCAAATGAGTGTGTTCAATGTGAAACTAGCGAAGGATGGGAAACATGTAGTGACGACGAATACGAAGAAGTTTGGGTATGTGAATATTGCGAAAAAGAATTTGACGAAGAAAGCAAATGTGTGTACCACGAAAAAAAATGTTCTTCAAAACATAACAATGATGTTAATAGTAATTCTTGCTATCGATGCGGAAGAAAAGGGCATTATTCTCCCTCATGTTACGCAACAACACATATTAAAGGATATTACTTAAAATAAATTAATTATTATTTATATAGCTACACGAGGCTTCTTCATTGTTCTCTTTTTTTTCAACACCAAGACCAAGACCAACTCCGGGTCCAGGACCAGCTCCATTTTTGATTTTATTATACTCATTTAAAGTAAATTTGTTACTTTTACTATTATAGCTATAATCATCATAAATAATAGTACTTACAGACATCCCTAAGGTATAACTAATTGTAATAAGCTGATTATTACAATACTCAATAAGCTGATTATATTCATTTGTTAATTTAATTATTTCATATATAAAAGTCACGATTAAATTAACAGTCAAGCCCGACTTAAATTTAAAATACTCATTTAATTCATTAAATCGCTCAATACCCACAACACTTAATAGCTCATATACATTTAACTTTTCAACATTCTTTTTTCGCTCATTGTCGTTCTTATAAATAGCATTAGCCAAATCCTCTTTTGACTTGCGATTTAAAATATACTGAACAGTTATTTCATCGTGGTTCAAAAATTGTCGCACTAATCGCCTACAGTTCTCTAAATCAACATTTGTAATATGATTAATAACACGGTGAAGATTAGACAATATATTATTTAAAATCGCAAAAATAGAATTTTGCGAAAGTATATATTTCAACTCATCCATCAAAACAACATTAGTTAGCGCATCATCTAGATTAAAATCAACATATTTTCGCGTCGGTTTAGTCTTCAAATTTTGAATAAAATTTTTAATAACAGGATTTGAAATTAGAAGCCCAGTAAATTCATTGCTATTGCTAGCAGCAGCAACAATAGACGAGGCTTTAGTTAAATGCGCTTGAATAAATTTTAAATTATGTATAGATAATAAACCACCACATAATACATCACCAGGATTTCTTGGAGCTACACCGGCAGCATTATTATTTTGCATATATTGATAAAAATGAGGATTATGAATAGCCCCATCAATAACAATTTTGCCACTATTCCAACTAAACGCCACTTTACATTCAGTGCACCACATTTGGTCACAACCCGAAATCTTAAAAATTCGTACACCACATTTAGGGCAGCCTTTTGTTTCCTTCTTAATCAACTCAGCGCTCTTCAAGTTGTCTTCCTTACATACATGGAGCGCGTCTTCTTTATTGTATCCAATAACTTCAAAACAATCGGGACATACATATAATTTACATAACTCACATTTATAATGACTCGACAAATAACCTTTGCAATCATCACCAGGGCAAGGCATAATAAATTTCTTGCGCTCATCTTTCTCGGCATGTTCACCATTTCGAATACGAAAAATGCGCATATTTTTTTCACCAATTTTAATACGCATAGTGTTAACCATTTTTCGCAAGTCCTCAAATTCTTTCATCATTAAATTTAGCTCCTTTGTTTCTTCTTCAACTAGTTTTGTCCTTTCAACTAAAACCATTAATTCAGGTGTTCTACTAATCTCTCTATCAACCAGCAAATTTTTGCGATGCTTTTTATAATCGCTATCAATATAACTTCTATTTAAACTCTCAACCATAAACTTACTTGTCCATTGATTTTTACAATTCATACAATGCGGGTCATTTGTTGTTCCAAGCAAATATTTTCTTACGCAAACTTTACACGATTCATAAGCACATCCAGCAAATTCACAAACAACTCTATTATGAGTTGATTTATTGTATTTTTCACAGCATACTCCGCAAGTCGCTACTTCATTAGCCTTGTTCTTACTCATTTTAAATATAATAACTTTATAATTATTAATAATAAACATAAAAAAATAAAAAAAAGAATTTCAATTTTATTCATTTATCATTTATCATTTATGAAACCAAACTACCATAGCGCAACTCTTTATATATTCTTATATTTTCTTTATATTCAAATTTATAAACACTAATGCTATTTTGTAATTTAGTCATATTATTATGAAGCAACGCCATTTCAGCATCAGAGTACAAATAAGGTCCCCCTACACGATGATAATAATATAGACATTCTTGTATATGCTTATTTACAATATTAGTAATATGATATAACATATTGTCATAATTAGGGTCGCTTATAATTATATATTTTATATATAATTTGTATAAATGCGCAATTTCTAAAAGATGGTCATTAAATTGTGCTTTATTCATTGTTAAAACGCGCGATTTATAATCGCCTAAAAACGTATTTACATTAGTCACAACAAATCCGGACCATATACTTTTGGGTGTTCCAAACATCGTAACAAATTTTTTACAGAGTATTGCTTGTATACATTTATTTTTCCTAGCATTATAATAAGGTTGTCTTACATAAAATAAGATTTTTTGCTGAATATCACAGGGCAATTTAGCAAGCAACTTGACGCATTTGCGCCCACGATAGCCTTTATATGCTTTTTGTATACTTAAAGCATATGAAGAATATGAGTAAGCATGAATATAACAACACATCGTTTTATTACACACAAAACTGAACGCTTTTTGGCATCTGCGACCTTTCAGCGTAATAGCTTCGCATCTAGCATTAGCGGCCACCATAATTAGTTCTTTAAGTCCTTTTTATATGTTCTTAACCTTATTCTTGTACCACTACAAACAATGAAATATTTTGTATTCAATTTTTTTTATCAAATCATATTCAAGATAAAGAGAGATGCATTATTTATAATGCATTAAACTTATAAAAATAATGACAACAATAAAAATAACAAAAAAAAAGATTATTATTAATAAAACATATGTATAATAATATATCATACATAATGACAGAACTAATAAATTTGCCGCTCGTAAGCATTAAGTCGCAATAGTTTATGATGACGCATTAAACCACATTCATTATATATACTTTCAGGCATCTTGGAGTAAGTAACAAGCGGCGCAAGTCTAAACTCCGCAAAGTTTTTAATAGTTCGCAATTTGATTGCCTTGTCATTACGATTAACTCTTTTAGCACTCTTTAAATAACACAATACTAAATATAAATTGTATTTTTGACATAACTTAAACCATAGCTGAATACACGCTTTTAAATAAACATAATTACTATTCTTCTTTTTCAAACTGTCGCTAAACGCCAATCGATTATAGTAATACATTAAAATTTGCGAAACATTGCCCAACACATTAGCCCAGCCATCTCTCATATATTTAGTTCGCGAATAATGCGCGCCATACATAAACACTAAATGCTTATGTAAATCTTCAATCACCTTGTCCTTAGCATTAGACCACACCGCAAAATTTGCATTATATAGTGAATTTATTGAATATATTGATTGCTCAGAAATATATTCAATGCTATAATGGGACAAATATACAAATACATCATATCGCCTTTTAGTATTTTTAAAATAAGCAACTATTGCATTAGCAGCGTTTACTTTCATAAACTCATGTATAATATCCACAATCTCATTAGGTAGAGGTAACACTTTTAGCAAAAGTTTATAAGACATATTGCACAAGTTATAAGGTATAAGTTATAAGGTATAAGTTATAAGGTATAAGCTATAAGGTATAAGTTATAAATAGCTTAACAAATCAATTTTTTTCAAGTATAAATATATATATAAATATATGTGTTGGAACGAAAGGGTATCATTAAACACATTTTTATTTAGTTTTTTTGCAGTAAACTTTGCTTATTTTAATAATATAATCAACATTTATGAATATTTATTCTTCTATTCATTTATTTCAATACAGTTATTAGAATATTTTACTTGGAAACATTTACATAATAAAAAAATAAATAGATTGTTATCACAGTTAGGACTATTTTTAATATTTATGCAACCGCTATTAATCATATTAATACCAAATAATGTTAAATTCAATATAAAAGCAACATTGATAACATTGTATCTTATATTTTTTTCCTTAATCTTTTTTTCAATAAAAAATGATTTTTCAATGGAAAAAGCACCTAATGGCCATTTGGCTTGGAATTGGCTAAAATATCCACCGCTTATTGTTATAATATGGTTAACATTTTATTTAGTAATATTATTATATGCAAAAAAATATTTTATATTTGCTATAAATGCAATAATTGTTCTTGCAATTTATTATACTTATTATAAAACTAATACTTGGGGGTCTTTATGGTGTTGGATATCAAATATAATGTCTCTATTATTAATAATGCGAACATTTTTTAACTCGAGCATACCTGAATATTTAGTAATTAATCCAATTAATAAATAACAAATAGCAATTATATATAATTTTTATACTTAAAGAAACACTTAAAGAAACATTCAAATAAAATCATAATGAACAATGCTCTTTAAATCAATTTTCAAATGTTTATAAAGGCGGCTTTTAATCATTAGCGCCGGATTTTTCTTTTCGTAATTACCAGCAATAACTTTCTTCATATTTTGAATATAAATCTCTCCAAAAATCTCCGCATCAATAGACTTTTCAGCGCTCACTTTCCACTCTACAAACAATGTTAATATTTTCTTGTCAAACGATTTTATGAAGGCACGCAAATAAGTATCGTCCATAATTAGCCATACCACTCCATCAAATATATATAACACATTTTCTTTAGTATTAAAACACTTAATAGGTAACAATGTTCCTTTAACATTTAAAGTGTCAATATATTCGCAAATAATATTAAAAATTCCGTCAACATAATCATGCTTAAATATTTTTTGCAAATGGTCTTGCTTTAATACTAGATTAGCCATAAAATTCGTAATAGTAACGCCGTCTTTCAAATAGTCATCCTTAAAATTTTCGTTCAAATAATCTAATATATTTATCTTATTTTTAACAGTGCATACATATTTTTTCAATTCATCATAATCTGACTCGAGTTTTTCATATTTATTATGTAACATTATTACCATAGTAAATAAATTTTGTATATTTACATCTCTAGACAAGCTTTCAAGAGATAATGTTTCTAAAGGTAGTGCATTTGATTTATAATGACCACACGAATATTTACATTTTATCAAGTGATTATTATACGCACTTTTGCGAACATAATTTTTATTACAATAGGCACATTTATATAAACTATTAGGCCTTGTTTCTCTCAACTTATCCATAGTAAAGTAACTTCAAATAGCAAACTATTGCTAAAATTTATTCAATTTTTTAATTATAAAGTAAATACAAAGTAAATACAAAGTAAATACAAAGTAAATACAAAGTAAAGAAAAAAATAAAAATATAGTTTTATAATAATATGCCTATTCCTGACACTAAATACAATTCTAATTCTAGTAAAATAAAGCCCGATATTTCAAACAACTATTTTGTAAAGAGCAATCATATAGTAACTTGCGACATAAGCGATACTCTTGTTCGTAATAGCTCATCCCAAACCAACAATATATATTTAGAGTCTAAAGCAGCTTTTTTAATACATCCCTTTTCATATGTATCAAAATGTAACACCCAATTTTCGAGCAACAATAATTTAGCTTTCAAATATAAAAAACCATTGACCAGCCCAATAGATGATTTAACCTCTCATAACACAATTCAAATACAAAAAGCAATACAAGAACAATTACATACATCTGCGGGCAATTATACACAAGTGTTAAGTTCTTTAAGTGTAGCACAAGATATTAACAAGGCAAATAGTAAAGCTTGGCATAATGCAAGCGACAGAACACTGAAAAAAGAAGGCTCAAATTATGGAGTTGACATTAAACATAATTCATATGACAGATATTTAGCAAAAAAGAAATCGACCACATTAAAAACACAAAATAACCAAAATAGTCAATCAATTCCTATACAAGGAAATAAAACTAAATATTATTCGCTAACTAGCCAAAATAATAATTGCAATTCTAATTGTTAAAAAATTATTAAAATATTCTAATGTATATCTAAAAAGAGTCAATGCCGCTTATGAAAATGAACCTACAAACACAACGCGAGGTAACAAACAATCAATCTCTTTATATTCAGAGTCAACTAGGATTACAATTACAAGGACAACCAGTAATGCGTCTAGGATCATCTATTAATAGAAATTTTTTACCACTATATATTCTAGGAAATAAATATTGTAAATCGTGCAGTGGAAAGTAAAACGGGAAAGTAAAACGAGAAACAATTTTTATAAAATTGATATAAATATTATTTATTGTTCTAAACCATAAATAATATTTAATATGACCACTAACACTAACACAGACTATCGCGTAATGCAAATGGCAAAAGTTCAAAGCGAAGGCCTAGAATTATTTAAGAGAAAAAATAGTGATTATGGAGATGCATTTGCTAGTTATGGAGTAATTGGTGTATTAGTTCGTATGGGTGACAAGATTTTACGCGCACAATCAATCACAAATAGCTCGATTGCTCTTGTAGATAGCGAAACGCTAAGAGATACACTAATTGACCTGCATAATTATTCAGCAATGGCTATTATGTTATTAGATGAAGATGATATAAAAAAAATGACACAGCAACTAGACATCCTAATGCACCGCCACCAAGACCAAGACCAAGACCTAGACCAAGACGCAACAACTGGACATCCTAACCCGCCCCCCCCAACACCAAGACAAGCAACAACACCAAAATGGTAATATAAAATATTAAATTAAAAACACAAACCGCAATAATACCTTATTTTTGCTATTAAATAATAAAACATAACTTGCCAAAACCAAAAATCTTTAACCATAAATGTATCAACCTCTTTATATCCTTTTTTTTCATAATATGTCTTAACGCCTTCGCCGCTAATTACCACAATACCATAAAGCCCGTTTTCCATAGCTACTATTTCAGCACAGTTAAGCAGTCCTGCGCCGATGCCTGTATGTTGACAACCATTTTTCGCAATACTATTAACCGCAACTGTGTCGCCATATACATGCAACTCGCGAATAAGCCCACGATTTCTAAGAATGTCAAAAATTATCATATTATTTTTTTGATCAACGCAGCGCAATCTAATAAAACCAAATAGCGCTTTTTGATCCACGCTTTCATAAGCAATAAAATAATCGTCACCGCAATTGCCCTTATAATTATAACAATTATAAGTCCCCGCCTTATTATAATAAGAAGCATTACGACCAATTTCGCGCGCTCGTATATCTTTAGAGCAGACTCCGTCGCCTTGCAACATAGCATCAATAATTTGACGCATATTACCTATATTATTTCCGCCTTCGACATATACTCCACACGGAATATCACGAATGACGCGCGGAAGCCTAATCCAGTTAGGACAAGTTTCCATAGCATAACGCACAACATCAATAAGTAATTTAGGGTCTTTGTCAAAATAAGGAATATAGGTCCCTTCATTATACCATTTTTGAATAACAGTCCATGGCACAGTTTGACACGGATAAACCTTCATTTGGTCAGGACACACAACACTATACACATAATCAAACATAGCCTTATCAATTTCCACATTTGAACCAGGTAAATCAGGCATAATATGAATGTCCACTTTAAAGCAATTATCTTTTAAATAACGAATAGCCGTTAATAACTGCTCAACACTATGACCACGATTAATCTTTTTTAAAATAGCATTATCCACATGTTGCGCACCCAGTTGAATACGAGTAACTCCCCAACGCCTAAATCGCCACAACCATTCATCGTCTAATGCGTCAGGTCGCGTTTCAATACATATGCCAATAATATGAACTCGCGCAGTCTTATTAATTTTAATTTCTTCTTCTACAGACAGCGGACAACGAATATTTTTAAGAAGATCTAAATCCAGCTTGTCATTTACACAAGTATCATAATTTACATATAATTTACGCAAGTCAAAATAAATATTTGCCACATAAAATATGTCCCTATGAAATCTCTCCAAATAACCAACAGGATATTCTGTATATGTTCCGCCTTCAATAATAATTTCTAACTTATCAATTACGTGCCCATTATTAAAATATGTGTCAAGCCTACTCAGCATTTGACCAATAGCTTTGAATTTTTGCTGATTTGCTCGTAACACAGCCGGTTCATAATATAAATAGCTTCGCGGTTGTGCTTGCCAATTATTACCTTCGTGCGCGGGTTCATTAGGACAATAATAACAATTATGCTTACAACTGAATTTTTGTCCATCAGGAAATGGCGCAGTAAGCAGCGTAATACTTGTAATACCAGAAATATTGCGCATAGGTTTTTTTCGTAACAGCAGTTTTAATAAATCAAAATGAACTCGGAGTGAAGCATCAAAATCACAAGGCTCTACAAGATTATTAAACACATTTAGCAAAATCGATTTTTTTATATTTACTATTTTAGATAATCGAGTTTCTTTGTTAAACACTCGCTCAAATTGCTTATATAATTCCTGACTATTTGCCATAGTTAAATAGTCAGGATTGGCAGCTAACCAAGCTAATAACTTTTCAAAAATAATTTTACATTTTTTAATGTCTAATGTTGAAATAGTAATATTATTAAGGTCATTAGGACCAACAGCATTCTTAGCATTTAAATAGTCCTCAATATTTGCCGTCATTAGCAATTAATAAATTAATATTATTAATATTATTAATATTATTAATTTAAAATAATAATATGCTATTTTATTATCAATTTTTTAAGAAAAAGAAAGAAAAAGATATAAAATGTTTACTTTCCCTTACATTTTCCCTTACATTTTCCCTTACACAATCTCATCAGCTAAACCTAATTTCTTATATTTTTTACAATCCCAAACTTGTAAATCATTTTTTAGAAAATAACCATCTAATTTTTCGCGAGTTATATTAGATTCTACAAGATTACACAAAATATCATAAAATAATTTCTTTAAGTCGACTACATTAGTAACCGAACATTGATTAAAATAATTCCAATAATAATCTCCCTTATCACTAATACTAAATTTAGAGTAATACACTTTAGCATTTTTATTAATAATCCTATAATTACATAGCGAAGCTAGCACAAATCCACTATCATAGCAATCTTTATCAATAATAGAAATGATTTCATGAACACACTCTTTTTTAAACTTAATAAAATTTACTAACTCACTAAAGCAACCACCTTTGCTGTTAATATGCAAATAAATTTTAAAGCTAGGAAATAAATGCTTGTTATTAATAATGTTATTAATAAACTTTAGTAACACCCCAATGCTTTCATTATTAATTGTTGAATTAAAACATATATGATTATCCATTAATACAATCTTATCGCCGTTATTAGTATTAGTAAATATATCATATAATACATATTTATTTGATAAAATAGGTTCAAATACATTATTATAATCATTATTATTACTACGCTTAGTCATAACTAATATTATTAAGACTATTAACTTTATTAACTTTATTAACTTTATTAATAAAATTAATAAAATTAATCAATTTTTAAATAAATTTTGCTATATATAAAAAAAATTGATTTCAATTTTCCATTAAAATTATAAGGTCTTCTACTCTAATACCAAGCAACTCAAAGCACAATGTCCGTTCTTTCCCTTTACATTCCTATTGTTGATGCGGAGACGAGCGAGCAATACATCATCAAGATGTTTCAAGACCACAACATCGGCAAGGTGATGAGGGTTGACTTTGTTAAGAATACTGTTAAAAATCGTCGTGAAGCATTTCTTCATTTTGATGAATGGTTTGACAATGATGTGTCGAAGGCACTGCGTGAAGACATTTTGGAGCCAACCACAAAAAGCCGTCTTGTGTATTGTGGGACCAAGTTTTGGCCTCTTCTTGTTAACAAGAATGCTCATAGCCGTGTTCCAAACCCGAACTATGAGGTTCTCAAGAGTGAGGAGGTGAAAAGTGCATTCAAAACTCAAGTGCTCAATCCGTTTGTGTTCTATGAAAGGAAGTCGACCCAGACATATGCAAACAAGATGGCCAAAAGCACTACAGTCGAACCAGTTGAGTCATCGGATTGTTAAGCGCTAAGCTATGTCAACTCTTAACCAAGCAAAAAAACACAACAAAAATCTTTTTTTTCCTTAAAACAAAAACAAAAACTAAAAAATTGATTTTAAAAGTAAGTTAATTTTTACTAATAACCAATCAATTTATAATAATGGGAGCAGGTGTTCTACCAGTAACACTATATAAAGGAGCATTATTCCTATTATTAGGTCAAGAGAGAAATAATAACTTATGGGGAGATTTTGGTGGAAAAGCACATAAAGGTGAAAGACCATTTGAAACAGCAATTAGGGAAGGCATAGAAGAATTGAATGGATTTTTAGGCGATGAAAACGAATTTGAAGCTTTAGTTACAAGCAATATGATTATTTCAATTAGTTATGATAAATATACTAGCTACATTTTTAAAACAAATTATGATAAAAAATTGCCCTATTATTTTTCAAATGTAAATAAATTTGCCGAGCAACATCTAAAAGATAAAATTGATATTAATGACAACGGACTATTTGAAAAAAAGCAAATCCAGTGGTATCCATTATCAAAATTAAAAGAAGATAAGCCCCATATAGCATTCAGAGAATTTTATAAACCTTTAATCAATTCAATTATTAAAAATGAGAGATTTATTATTAACTTTCTTCAAACAATGGACTAACGCAGTGACACTTAGCGCAAGCAATCATTAATTATTGCTACTATGTTTCTAATATGTTTTAATATAATAATTAGAATAACTACACAATATAATAACATTTTTTTATGACATTAGCAATAACAACAATAGCAACAATAGCAACAACAACAACTGACGCCAAAAACAATTATGGAATAGTTTATACTCCTGACCCATTAGTCGACAAAATTTTAGATTTAATACCTAAACACTATTATGAAAATCCGCACCTAAAATGGCTGGACGTTGGTGCAGGAAACGGCGCATTTTCATTAAATCTTTACAATAGATTGGTAAATCATTTAGCGCTCGCATTTCCTAATTTGGAAACGCGAAGAAGTCATATTATAAAAAATATGATCACTATGTGCGAAATATATCCGCCACATATTGAAAAATTGAGAGAACTGTTCGCTCAAGACGCAAATATTATAACTAGTGATTTTCTTTTATTAAACAAAGATTTAACATGCTTTGACTTTATTATAGGCAACCCACCATATAATATAAATGGAGCACTAAAAACACCTACAAACAAATCTCTCAAAAAAAATAATGATGGCAAACAAATTTATGTAGACTTTGTTAAAAAGAGTTTGTCACTATTACACCCTGGAGGACACTTGGCGCTAATTATTCCCTCATTATGGCTAAAACCAGATAAAGCAGGATTATATTACACATTATTACATAACAGTTTTGTCATAGAAAAATTACACTGCTTGTCAACTAGCGAAACACAAAAAGCATTTTTGTATAAAGCACAAACCCCCACTTGTTTCTTTTACGGACACTTAAATGAAGAAACAAAAGAAACAAAAGAAACAAAGGAAGCTAAGCAAATTACTTTATCAATTTATGATAAGCTAAATGATTGCTATATTGATTATGTTTTAAGACCCAATTATCCTATTCCTACTAATGGAATAAATATTATTAACAAATTATTAACTTATGTAGATAAATTAGGACATCTGAAAGTTTATAAGTCAAATAGCCCGCCAAAAAACTCACTATTTTACAATGACAATAAAAATAATGACAATACTAACATAAATATTCACACCACAAAGCTGTATAAAAAAACTCCATTATTAATTATTAAGTATTCAAATAATATACAACATTATGCAAACCAACCAAAATTAATATTAGCACATAAAATGTATGGATTTCCATATTTAGATTGTTCGGGTGTCTACGGAATATGTGCACGAGATAATTATATTTTAACTACCGCAGATTATTCTATTAATGAATTAATACAAATACAAGCATTTCTCTCTACTAAAATAGCATTATTTATATTTTCAACAACTAATTATAGAATGCGCTATTTGGAACGCTATGCTTTTCAATTTATACCAAATATTACTAAATTAGAAGGGTTTCCTAATTTAGTAAATTTAAATCCTATAAGTCGAGAGAAATTAATAAGTAACTTTTTTAATCTCTCTAATGAAGAAGAAAAAATTATAAAAAATAGTTTCGCTAATTACAATCATTTTTAATAAGTTTTTCTTTGTTTAGTCTTACCTCTCTTTCTATAATAATTCATTGTTCTTATTTTTCTAGTTCTTCTTGCTTTTCTTGATCTTCTTGATCGACGACCTCCTGTAGGAACCTTACCATCACCAGGAGGAGCATTAGGATCAACATTAAGAGAAGCAGGAAGATCCTTTTCAGGAAGTTCAGCATTAGCATTAGCACCAGCAGGAAGATCCTTTTCAGGAAGTTCAGCATTAGCATTAGCACCAGCAGGAAGATCCTTTTCAGGAAGTTCAGCATTAGCATTAGCACCAGCACGAGGAGAAGCCTTACCATCAGCACGAGAAGGAGACTCATCACCAGCAGGAGGAGGTTGCGTGGCTTGTTCTTGTGCATTTTTCATAGTAGTTTTAAATCTCTTCAAACTTTCAGTTTCATCATCATTTAAATCATCGAATGCTTTATTAATAGCAATAACGACCCCCTTATTATCTAATATTTTTTCAACAGCCAGTCCTGCTGATTCTGCTACAGCTTGTTGCTTTAGTAATTTAGTTATAGCTTCTGCGTTAGGTCTTTTTGTAGCAGGTTCTTGTGCAGCTTTATCGGGTGGGGGTGGTTTTTTATCCCTAGTAATTTTTCCCCTTCCAACAGCTTGTAATTTAGTTGCGGCTTTGATTCTATTTTTGTTAGTTTTGATTTTATTTTGGCTAGCTGCGATTTTTTTTTGTATATCTGGTTCCACACTGTCTGATGGCATTTTATATATATATATATATAATAGCAAATATAAAAATTTTATTCTAAAGCTAAAGTAACTTTACATTATTTCAATATTTCTATTTTTTTTTCTTGTTTTTTTTGCAGTCTCAATAGAGTTTTTTTGTTTTTTACTTACTCTTTGTTCACCGCCTTTTTTAGGTAGTTTTATTTTAGGATCTTGGGTAATCAATTCAATATCTTCTGGATCAACATCGATTTTCGTTTTATTAAAATCTTTTAATGTTCCAGGGTCTATAGACATTTGTTTTTTAAAATATCCGTTCGCAAATTTCTTGAGTCCTGATTCTTTTATTATTCGTCCTCTATTTAATATAACACCATCAACTTGATTAGTTGTGGCTATATCCATTTTTTTTGTATTTAATCTTACTTGTGCATCAACAGGAATCAACATACCTACCATAGTTTTCCAATCCTTGTTATTTTCTTTAAATTTTTCTACAAAACTAATCATTTTCTCATTGTTTTGCATAGCTTTCATAACTATAAGTAAAATTGGATACATATTTTCTATAGTCTTTTTATCTGATGCTATTGCGGAATCTAATCCTAATATGGCATTTAAACTTTGTTTTACATAGTCAGAATGATATCCATATCCATCGGGACCACCATATACAGCCTTTTTATCCCTACTTTCCTTAAAATCAATAGCCTTGTAACTACCATCTTTCATTCTTTCTTTTTTCATCAACTTAACTAGCAATTCTTCTAACCAACGATTATAATTATCTTTTGCGTCACTCTTGTCTTCTTTCATTATATTCATAAGGTCTACCCATTCTTTTTTGTAATCTATTTTATTCAAATTGACTACAATATTAGTTAATATTGGTTCAAAGTTTTTCCTATTACTCTTTATAAATTTTAAGCTATCACTCATATATTCTCTTTCTTTATCACGGTCTCCTAGTTTAATTATTGCATCAAGGAACGCAATAGCATCTTTCTCATCATAACTCATTCTTTAATTATATATATATAAGATTAGTAAATATAATATTATATCATATTAATTTCTAAATTCTAAATTATTATTTCGTATAATTGTTCCTCGACAATTTGTAAAGCAATAGAACTCGCCCATACTATATAAGATTTATCCAAAATATTTTCATATTTTGTAATAGCGTTTCTAATATATTTTATGTTACCACTCGAAATAGCTTTATCAACCTCAGATAAAAATACATCCAAATCTAAAATAAAGTTAGCACTTTGAGTTTGACTATGACTCATATTATACTTTGTGTTAAATATATTATTATAATAGCAAGATTCAATTTTTTTATCAAATAATAAAAAATTGAATAAAATAGTACACTACATTAACACATAACATTTATTAGATGTTATATAATAAATTAGCTAAATCCATTAAATCCATTAAATCCCCTTATTTATATAAATTTAAAAATTATATGCAAGAAACTCAATATTCAAAAAATGAACATAAAAATGAACATAAAAATGAACATAAAAATTATGTATGTGAAGAAAGTTTTAAGGATACAATTAAAGATAATAAAATTCATAATAGTGTAGGATGTTGTTATTGTAATGGTTCAGGATGGATAGTATGGAAATCTATTAATAATAATAATTTATTAGATTTAAGCAAACAACCTAATATAATATTATATACTATTTGCTTTAAATGTCAATAACTTTAAATGTCAATAACTTTAAATGTCAATAACTTTAAATGTCAATAACTTTAAATGTCAATAACTTTAAATGTCAATAACTTTAAATGTCAATAGAATTAGCATTATGATTTAGAGAGATAGTATTACTATGTTTTTTTAAATTATTAAAATAATTATTTGTATATGTTATTTTTCCTGCAAATTCGGTATTATTGATATATGTATCATATAAATATTCTTTAACGCTATGAAATACATCATATTTTTCACATATACTTATATAAAACATATTTGTACTATAAACCCATTTACAATAAATATCTTGATTAAATGTAGATACGCCGTAATTTAAAAATAAATATTTCTTAAAATGCTTATTAAGCAATAATATGGAAATAAAATAATCCAATAAATTATTGTTTAATTTATATTTATTAACATAGCAAAAATTAATAGATGTTATTAATAAATTATCTGAAAACGGATAATTCATATTATTATGTTTCACATATCTTGCTATAAAATCTTCCTTAATGAGATTATTACTAATGTCATTATTACTAATGTCATTATTACTAATGTCATTATTACTAATGTCATTATTAGTAATGTGTTTATTTATATTTTTAATATTATCAAATAATAAATTTCCCAATCCGTGAATATTATTAGAATCTAAATAATAACATATATTTTTTAAAGCATCATTTAAATTATTTTCTATTACATAACCAAAATCATAAATAATAATTTTATAATCATAATTTGTTTCATTATTTGTTTCATTATTTGTTTCATTATTTGTTTCATTATTTGTTTCATTATTTGATTTTAGTTGTCTATA